CACATAAAGAATTAAAAAGAGTATTTCCACAACTTGATAGTTTTGATGGTAAAAAACCTATATATGGTTGGACAGCATTATTTACACACGCTGGGTTTAGTTTATATCAAGGCGATAATTCAGGTTTAGTAACAGATTTATTTAAAGATGGGCAAGACTTATCATCTTATCAAAAAACTGAGAATTACGTTGATTCTACCACAAATACAGATGAAGCTATAGATATAATAGAAACAGCGATAGATGTGGTAGATGGTAATGTTTTTGCTTATGGTGATATTATTAAAATAGATGATGAAAAGATGTTAATTACGAACATTGGTGGTAATACTATTACTGTTGATAGAGGATTTTTAGGAACATCTACTGCTACTCATAGTACAGCAACAGATATTTATATAGGTGTAACTTGGACAGAAGAAAATCAATGGCTATATAGTTCACAAGATGATGAAGTATTAATCTATGCAAATACATTTAATCCTGCCGATTTATTAATAGAAGCAGGTGAGCAATTTACAACAGTAGTTACACAATACAGAACTGATGCTAGTAGATACCTTGATAGTATGTTAGACCCTAATATGCCTAAAGAGGCTTGGAAAGACAAAGAAGGTAACTACGATTACATTGTTATTCGTACTACGGCTTTAATTGCTGCTAACTTTATGATTAAAAGCCACGATCCTAATAGTGAACTTGCTAATGCTCTTATGGAAGAGGCGATGCAAAACATAGAAAACATCAATCAAGGTAAAGCTGCATTATCTTGGCAAGTAACAAGAGATTCAGCACAAGGTGTAGTAAGAGATGTTGTATATCCTACGGCAGGTGCTATAAGACCTGTAGATACTAGAGGTGAGTGGTATGGAACTTATGATTTAATTAAAGTTTTAATTACAACGGCTGGAGCACTTGGCGAAGCTAAATATGAGGTGTACACTAAAGATTCGACTAAGTTAAAAAATCAATTAGCACAAAGTGCAACTATTATATCTGGCGATTATCAACCACTTGCAGGTGGGCTAGAAATAAGATTTGCAGGTAGTACTGATGCAATCCAAAATAATGAATGGGAAATTGAATGTTTTGGCGTTTATGAAGATGTTGATGCTTCAAGTGGTAGATCAGTTAAAATGACTAGAACTAGAAAAACATCATTTAGGAGATATGAAACAGAATGACAGTAACTTTTACTAACAACTTTACCAATATTCTTAATAAATTACGAAACGTATTAAGAACAGAATTTAAGGGTACTCTACCTGTATATATTGGACACGAGCAAAAAGAGCAAGGTAATCAATATTTACGGCTAGACCCTGTAGGTAGCACATTAAGTGAATACAATGTTAATGGTGAGATTAGGGAATTTCAAGTTAATATGTTCTATTACTTTTCAGATCCTAACGTAAACAAAACATCATTAGACCACGTTTTACGATTTGTATCAAGGATTGAGGCGTTAATACACGATAACATTACTATGGATTTAGACGATACACCTACAACACAATGTTTTAATTGTAGGATAGAATCAACAGAACTAAACGCCTTAGATGACGAAAACGAATATGTTGTACAGTTTGAATGGCGTGGACAACATCATAGTAATACAGCTTAGGAGTATATATGAAAATAAAGATTAAAGATAAAAATAATCCTATTACACAACTTTGGTGTTTTAGTATTAGAGGATATGATTCGTCTTTGATAGACAAAATAAATTCTGGGAAGCAAGTTAAGGTTGATAAAGTGCCAAAACCTGCTTGGGATTATGTAGAAGAAGTAAAAACAGTAAAAAAGAAAAAGGAGAGTAAATAATGGCTATTTCAACAGCAGCACACTCGCCAAAAGAATTTCAGTTTTTAATAGCAGAACAAGATGCTTTTGGCACATTAGAAGCAGGTGGTGGTAACGCTTATCACGCTTTAGATGTTGATTCAGTAGGTACACCATCTTTAAATCCAACACAAGTATTGGACGTTAGAAATGGTAGTAGAGTATTACAAAAAGAAGATTTCTTTCAAGATGTAAGAGCATCAGTAAAGGAATTATCAGTATCAGGAACAGCAACAACTAATGCACTAGATATGCTATTAGAGAATATAACAGGAGAAGCAGAAGGTTCAGCAAGTAGTATCTATTCTTTTGCATCAGACCAAGCAACAACAAATGTTGGGGTTGGTGCATCAACTCAGGCAGGAACATTACTATCAATAGTAATTAAATCTGCTTTTACATCAAATGCTGATTTAGCTTTTAAAGATTGTGTATGCACATCTTTAACATTAAATGCTGATACAGGTACAGAGGGTGGTAGAGTTAAGTTTTCTGCTACATTCCAAACTGGCTCGACAGTTGAAGATTTAACAGACGCAGAAACAACAGTAGACACAACTTTTGCAGCTTCTGAAAATTATTTTATGACTAATTTCGTAGCAGGATATAGACAAGTATATGGTGTTGCAGACTTAGTTATGAGTTCATTTTCTATGACTATGGAAAACCCTGCTACATTTTCTGGTGTTACATCATCAGGATATGAAGTTATATCAAGAGCAGGTGAATTTTCTGTAACATTAGATGCTACAGTTAAATACGATGATAAAACTGAAGATTTCTTTGAAAAGTTTAATAATCAAACACAGCAAGGTGCTACAGCAGCACAAGCTACATTATTAAATCATCAAAGTGCTTTAGCAGCAGATAATTTTGGTATTAGTATTCCAAAAACAGTATTAACTAATGTTGCATTTAATGAAGCAGATGTTATGATGTTAGACTTATCTGTTAAAGGTGTTGGCGATGGTTCTAACGCTTTAGTAGAAGTTGCTTGTTAATTAAAATAAAGGAATAAACAATGGAATTTAAACTTGAATCTGGTAGTAAGATTAAGTTAAAAGATGTATCTATAGATGAAAGAGATGAACTTCTTGATTCAGTAGAGTATCAATATGATGAAAAAGGTAATCCTAAAGGTATGAAGATGATGAATAGTACGATTACTAAGTGGTTACGAATTTGTATTGATGGCGATACATCTGATAAGTTTCTAAAAACACTTACATTAAAAGATAGAACTGATATTTTTGTTAAAATGCAGGAGTATCTTTTAGTGGGGGAAGAGAAAGCCTCCAAGTAGAGCTGACTATATTGTCTGACGGCTGTGGAGGCTGTTCTTATTGTGAATTTCCATACGAAGCACAGTTACCTGTAAAGACGGAAAACGGATACGAAACACGAGAGTTTAGATCACAAGATGATGTTTGGGCAGTTATTGAGTTAATTGCCCAAGAAACTAAGAATTTTAACGAAGAAAAGGGAAAGGATTTTGATGTGGCAAAAAGTATATCTGCACAATTACCTTTCTTTGCGTGTGTAAATCACGTTAGAGATGAGAAGTACATAAAACTTCTTAATCAATACATATATTGCACCGAAACAGGAACACCAGCATATTCAGGTAGTTATGGTGAGCAACCTGCAAGATGGGTACAATATTTTTTTATAATTAAAAATGCGATGGCGAAAAAAAGTAAAATGATACAAGAGAAAGCGAAAAAAGATGTCTGATATTATCGTAAAGTTTACACCAAAAGGTCATAAAGACTTACAAAAAGCTATAAAAACTTTATCACAATTAACTGGAAAATATAACGAAGAATTAAAAGAAGTTAAAAAAAGAAGTGATAAAGCTCAAGGTCCTTTAATGAGATTAGCAGGAACATTTGGATTACTAACTACAAGAACTCAAAGAAATTCAAAAGCATTTGGTATTTTAGGTTTAAGATTATCGACAATACGTTCTAAATTATTGTTACTTTCATTTGGTGCAGGTTTAGCAACTGGTGCATTTACTTTTTTTACAACTAGAGTAGTAGGTGCAGCATCTAGAACTGAAGAATTACAAAAAAGATTATCGTCATTATATGGAAGCCTTGTAAGAGGTGAAACTGTATTTGCAAATTTTACTAATGTTGCAGCAACAACACCTTTTGCTATAGATAGAATTGTAGAAGCAGGTACTCAATTAAAAGCATTTGGTTTAGATGCAGAACAAGCTATAAAACCAACAGCAGATTTGGCAGCTTTTATGGGAACAGATGTAGTAGATGCTGCACAAGCTATGGGTAGAGCATTTGCAGGTGGAGTAGGAGCAGCAGATGTATTAAGAGAACGTGGTATATTAAACCTTATTAAAGATTTTAAGGGTATAGATGATTTAACAAAATTAACATTACCACAATTTAGACAGGCTATGATTGAAACTTTTACTGATCCTAGTGCTGGTATTGCAGGTGCAACTACACAATTAGCACAAACTTTTTCAGGTTCTTTATCAAATATGCAAGATGCACTTTTTCAAACTTCATCTGCATTAGGTAAATTTTTACTTGGTCCTAGTGGTCAAGGTTTAAGACAAGTTACTGAAAATTTAAATAAAGCTACAGAAAGTTTAAGACAAATGTCAGAAACACCATTAGAAACTGTAGTTAGAAAAATGAAACAATTAAGAATTAATACTAGAGAGTATGATATAGCTTTATTAAGAATACAAAAAAGAGAATTAGAAAGAAGTATTACTTTTAAAGATATGAATAATCAAGTTGAAATGCGTGAAAATTTAGAAAATAAATTAGGTGAAGCATTAAAAAATAACATAGAATTACAAGAAAGGGTACAAAAAGAATTTTCTGGTACATTTGAAAAATATAATATTGATTTAAATAAAGCAGTTGATTTAATGAATGATTTTGTAAAACGTTCTGGAAAATCATTAACAGAAGTTTTAACAGACCCTGAAGCATTAGCAGCTACTTTAAGAGATATATTTAGAATGTTTTCTGGTGATTTAGAAGCATTAGATTTTCCACAAGATTTTAAAAATGCTTTAGTTGAAGTTTTAGATTCATTTGATACTATAGCAATTTTAGAAAAAGATTTGGCTTTATTTGAAAAAGATGTTGTTACATTAGCACAAATAAAAGTTTTAATGAAAGAAATTCAAACTTTAACTGAAAATATAGGTACAACATTAAATACACAAATTATAATAGATTTACCAGAAACACAAGAAGATATACTTAGGCAATCTTTAGAAAAAAATACTAAATTACTAGCAGAATTTAAAACTCAAGTAGATGATGCTACAACTTCAGGAAGATATTCTGATGCAATAATAGCTGCTGATGCTTACGCTAAACAATTAGGTGTAGTAATAAATCAAGAAATGACACTATTAAATATAGAAGAAGCTAAAATAAAATCATTTGGTAGATTGGCAGGTGCATTAGGAAATTTAGTAGGTTCTACAGGAAAAAATACCAAACAACAAGCAAGACTTGCACAAGCAGCAGCTATTATTGATACATACGCAGGTGCAAACAAAGCATTTAAACAAGGTGGTACTTTAGGTTTTGTTACAGGTGCTGCAATAATTGCTCAAGGTTTAGCTAACGTAGCTAAAATAGAAACACAACTTAATAATATGGGTGCTGGAAGTAGTGGTGGAGGTGGTATTTACGGAAAATTTGAACAAGGTGGTTATGTAGGTGGAAACAGACACTCACAAGGTGGTACTATTATAGAAGCAGAACGTGGCGAGTTTGTTATGAGTAGAAATGCAGTAGAATCTATCGGCTTAGAAACCCTTAACCAAATGAATCAATCAGGTGGTGGTGCTAGTATTAACGTAAGCGTTACAGGTAATGTTTTAACACAAGATTTTGTAGAAGGTGAACTTGCAGAATCAATTAAAGAAGCTGTCCGTAGAGGTAGCGATT